CGATCAGCTTCGGAGTACCTTCCTGGAAATCATCAAGAGGTGCGGTATCGCCTTCGCCTACGATCTCGAAGTTGCCGAGTGAAGTCAGGCTTGACTGCTTCTCTGCGTACTTCTTTGACTTCTTCTCGATAGCAATATCGCCAACGAGTTCGTCATATTTGGTTTTCTCGCTGTCTGTATCTAACAGTACAGCATTAAGTACCTGTCCAACGGGCTTCCAGAAATCATCATTCAGCGCGCTGTTTTTGGAGATTGTAATTGCCATGATCTATTTACCTCCATTAGATGAATTTAACAACAACTGCGCTTCCAGATGCGGAGCCAGTAGTTTCAACAACAGTTGCAACACCGCTTGTAGAAGTAGCGGTAACCTGTGCGGAATTGGCTGCGATAGTGTATGCAACACCAACGGTAAGCGTTCCAGCGGTAGAAAGAGTAGTGATGTACTCCTGATCGGGATAGATAGGGGTAACAGAAACGGTATCAGCCGTGGTCTTTGTTCCCTTCTCTACAACAACGTATTCAGGCTTCGTAGTGCCTGTTGCTTTGGTTACAACTCCGCCAGAAAGAACAGCAACTTCACCTACGTTATAGGTAGCTGCTGCTGCCGGAAGCTGTTTGATGATGGGGGTGTTACCCTTATCCATCTTGAAAAGTCCAAACATAAGTGTTTCCTCCTAATTCAAGGTCTTGTTATACAGTTTCTTTAGTTCAGCCAAAGACTTGTCTAGCATGGCTTCTTGCCACATAGCAAGTTCTGACTGCGGTATATCAACACCTTCGTTCGGTGTAGCAACACCGTTTACGGGATTAAGGTGTGATTTACCTTTGGCCTGGTTCACGGCCTGTTGCCGTATGGCATCTGTGGCTTTCCCATAATTGAGAATCTTGTAACTGTCAACTAAACTCATGTTCCTTTCCATGCTCATCTTGATAACGTCTGGTGGAACGCTCTCCAAAGATGTTATAGAAGGATCGAGTGAAGATAATTCAGCAATATCCTGATTTATCTTGTTGATAGTTTCCGTTCTCTGCGCCTGTTCCATAACGGCCTGTGCCTGACGTATAGCGGGATTGTTGGCTATAAGGTTGTCAATCAAAGACGGATCAATGCCGTTTTCTTCTAACTGACTTTTCGCCTTCATTTCTTCCTGTGCGTCAAGCGCTGCGAGATAATCTCGCTCTGAACGAATAGGCTCTCCCGTTTTGGGATTTTTCAGGTGTCCGAAACGTCTTGCGTATTCCGCGTCACGCGCTTTCATTTCCGCTTCCGATTTACGTCTTGCGGCGGCGGCGATAGCGTTTACGTCTACTTTCTGTTCAGGTTCCTGTGCCTGTGTGGTTTCCTCCGACTCCCCCTGTTCAGCGGTTTCAGGGCTTTCTACGCTTGAAGATTCAGTATCAACTTCCGTATCAACTGTGGTTTCTTCGGTAGTGGTTACTTCCATTCCGTCCATATTCAATTTCCTCCTTCGTGATTTTTACTCTGTTCACATGAGATTTTTATGTATTAAAAAAGCACCCTTGCGGATGCTCTTTAATCTTGGGTTTCCTCGGATTCTTCATCTTCGGAATTATCTACGGAAAAACCGCCCACGGGATGTTTTTCCGTTCCTATTTCATTTTTATAGTTCTTGCACTTCTTGTTTCTGCAAGTGAAGGTGAGTTCTCGGTAAAGCTCTCCCTTTGTTACCTTGTATACAAGCCGTGACTTTGTTATGACTGCTTCTACTTTACATGACGGGCATACCATTGGGCGCACCTCCTAAAGCCTGTTGCTGTTGTGCCTGTTGCATCATAGCCTGTTCTTGCTGTTCCTGTTCTGCCAGGCGTTCTTCGATAACTCGCTTGATCTCTCCGGCATGAGGATAATCGTTTCTTTCCTGTTCAAGCCAGTATAGATAAGCGGTCCTTAAATCGCCTATGTTTCCGAACGCTCCACTCTGTAACTTCATATCTGACTGATTCCACATGGCTTCTCTGTTTACAAGAAGTGTAGACGTGGGATCTGTTTCAAAAATAAACTCATCATTCCAGTACGGTTCGCCGGCGCTGTCTACTTTCAGGAAATCATGCTTGTCAAAGTGTGCGTAGTTCATGCTTCCGTCCGTATTCTGCGATATAACAGGAATAGGCTGGTCTGCATAAGCCAACGCAAACTTGAACATCATTTCATACAAGGCCGCATAAGCAGCGTTCTTCATCGCGCGCTTTGATTCCAAACGTCCAGCCGCCTGATTGATCGAATACTGTTTAGCGGTTCCTGATAATGCGGAACTATCGTATTTACCCTGAAATGAATCGGTAATACCGAGTGTTGACTTCGCCCATTGATAGTTTTCTTCCAGAACAATCCTGTCCTGTCCGCAATCGGCCTGTGTCGTGATAACGTCTATAAGCTGTTTCTGTGCGGGGTTGTCTACACGGATAACCTTAAATTCTTCATCTGTCAGTTCCATACCGACACCGGAAGGCAAGGTAACGTATGAACCGCCCATAAGAAGTTTCTCGTTTATCTTTGAGCCTAACTTCTTAACAGTTTCCTGTTGGTCACGAATAGCGTTTACATCACTTGAACCTAACAAGTGACGATCCCTTGATATGTTCTTCCTTAATATCAGGGGATATTTGAAGGGCTTGTAGTATTCAATATCTATCTCTTTGGCTTCCTGTGTCTGAAATTCCTCTCCCGTCATAGGATCTATAACGGTTGTCATTTGCATTATGGTAGCCTTTTCGGTAGCGTCTACTTCCTTTTTCCACTTTTTAGAGCCACACTCACATTCTTCCTGTGCGCCCCTTCTCGGTTTTCCGCACTTCTCACAGACTTCTATCTGCCTTGCCTGATAGTCTTCGTAGTCTTCCAGGGTAACATCACCACACCAGCGGAATAAACCTATACCGCCTTCGCTATTTTTGTAATATGCCGTTATAACGGTGACTAATTCATCAGTTGCTACACCTTCCCGAAGGTCTAAATCGGTTTCATCTTCGCCTTTTACGTCCTTACCAAAGCGGATTTTGACGTAATCTTTGGTCTGTGCGGTCCTTGTAAAGATGTAGTCCATCTTATCAACCTCACAAACACCCGGCTGTGGTATGACATTACGGGGGTGCATGGTCGAAACGGCCAAATCGCCCACGCTACAATGGAATCCTTTGGTGTTATCCCACTCTACAAGGAAGTAATCTCCGCCCTGAATCGGTACTATTCTCTCTTGAAGATCGTTTAACTCCTTAAAATTCAGAAATCTTACCTCATTTTCAAGGAATTTTTCGATTTTTTTAGCTGCTTCCTCGTCTTCTGCGTGAACAGGGGTGACTTTCGGCATAGGAACAGACGTATCTACCTGGGATTCGATCAACTCATATACGATATTACGCACGTTTATAGCCTGTTTCCTTGCCGTAGCGGTCATATTAGACGTGTAAACGGTCTTGGAACCTTCGTAATAGTCCTCAAATATGTCCATGTCGCGTAAATCCTGGTCATATTTTGCCTTTGCGTCCTCATATTTTGCTTGCCACTTCTTTAATTCTTTGCTTGCTTCGGGATTTTTGATCTTCTCCATTGTCCTTTTCAGCCAGTTCATAACCTCGGCTCTCCTAATTGAGCTATCATCAGTTCTTTTATCTCTTTATTTGCGTTCTTAAAGTCTTCGATCAGGTCTGCACTCCATTTTTTTCGCGTGTCCTTCTTATCAGCTAATGGCGCTCTAACCCACCATACGCAGAAACATCTTAAAGAATCCACATCATGTGTCAGTTCGTGTGGCTGCTTTGCGTAAATTTTCGGCTTATTTTTGTCTTTTTGTATCTTTTGTAAGCACTTTATAGCGTTCGGGGCGGTATCTTTAAGGAATGTCAATGCCGGTCTGCCCGTATCGGGTACTCGCAACCATTCCTTCATAGCCATACACCCGTTGAAAAGGTCATTATTCGTCTTTGTAAGGATAATTCCCTTTTCCGCAAATATATCTGCCACGGATTTACCCGTTTCCTGTCTTCGGTTCCACAAATCAGGCGGTGCAAGGTACTGATCTATATATTCGTCCGTTCCTATCCGTAAAATCACTTCTGCGGCTTGTGAAACGGTCATATCGGGCGCGTCATACTCACGATAGACTTGCGCATCACCGTTTAAGTCAACGCTTATCCAATGAACGCTTAACATATCAAGTCCGTAGTCAATACAGACGTATCTTTTGAGTTTTCCCGTTAAAGGCTCATATACTTCGTGGGTATCTCGCTTAACCTCTGGGAAGTACGCTCCACCGGGAACGGTAAGCGCTTCTTCTATCGTTGCGGGGTACTCGGCTGTGATTAAATCGCCTAAAGCACGTTTTGTCTTCTCGTACCAATCCTGTGTTCTTCTCGGATCAGCGTTCCACGGTATGAATATCTTGTTAAACCCGTTATCGGGATCGGTAAACAGTTCTTCAAACAAGGAACCGCGCTCTATTGTCGAAAGTCCTATGACTTTACCGCCTTGCGGTCTGTTTATAGTAGGAAATCCGCCTTGCCATATCTCTCTTGCAAATTGCTGGAAAGCCCACTCGTCAAAGATTATCAGGTTTGCCGTAAACGAACGTCCAACGCCCGGAGATGAAGGGAAAGCCTGAAACTTGCTCTCTTGTCCGTTCGGAAACTTCACTTTCAAGGTCAAGGCTGTACTTTCAAAGATTGCGCCATGCCAGTTAACAGGAAGATAGTCTTTATCGGCAAACAGTTCAGGCATATAGGTGAATATCACCTTTAATCGCCTGACAAGTTCCTTTGCTTCTTCTTCTGTCCTTGACAAACCTATGACGGTCTTGCCGGGGCTTATCAATGTATGAGCCGCCACATGAAGCACAAGCCACGAAAAACCCAACTGTCGGGCTTTCAAAATAACGTTCCATTTATGCTTCATCAAGCTTCGTAAGGCTTCTCTTTGCGCATCCCACATCTTAAAGGGCTGGATAAGATCATCTGCGTCCTTATCTTCGATATGCCCGTAAGTGTCTACAAAGTATTCAATGTTGGTTCGGCAATATTCAATTTCCTTTTCCCGTAACTCCTGAACGTCTGCCATTTATTCCCAATACGGAGCGCCCTTCCATAACGGAGAAACATAATCTCCGCCAACGGATTCCCCTCTATATGCACCGGTTCCAGCACCTTCTATGTGGCGTTCCCTTGTCGGTCGGGCCTCATTCCTCATTCTTCCGATAACATCATTAAGAAGCGTCTGCCCCTGTGGACTGTTCTGTAATACTTCGGCAAGTGCTTCGCCATAATTAGGGCCATACAAGTTATTGTCACGGATTGCCTGTTTTTGATTTTCGCTCTGAATATACTTCAAATAATCGTATATGTTCTCCACCTGTTGAAAATCATTCTCGGCTGCTTCTACACCGTAATTAGTGGCAACATCATTAGCATATTCCAATAAATACTTATCTAAATACGGATCAATCGAAGTATTGCGGTCTTCTCTGCCATTTAACATTCTCGGTGTCCCACCATATCCGATAACGGCACTATTAGGCTTAATCTGTGCAGCAAATGAATTAGGATCGGCTTGCATCTGCTCGTGTCTGTTGTCTGCCAGATCATTAAAGGTTTCATTCATCAAGTCGATAGGTGTAATATCGTCATACTGAATAGAATTTCGAGGATCGCGTATCTTTGCATATGGTTTATTCTGTTCTGACTTTTTATCAGGTTTATTCATCTTTTTTCCTTCGCCATAAGAAAAGGAGCGTCCGCCAAGTAACGCTCCTATCCTATGACTTATGCTTATGAGTTGGGCAAAGGTATTAAAAGGCTAAAGGGGGATTCAGCCAGTTAATCGTTTGTTTATCTTATCAATCAGGCTTCTGTCTTCTTCCGTGATTATGTCTGCGCTGATCTCAACGCTGTCTTTCGGTTTATATCCAGCGGTATCTCTTACAAATTCCGCCGCCTTGAAGCTTCCGGCACACGCAGTCTGGATCATCTTCGCTATCATTACGGCCGCCGCTGTCTTGTCTTCGCCAATAAGTTCCCTTGCCGTTCCTAAAATCTCGTCAATGTTCTTATCTGACATTTCGACTTTGAGCATACGCTTCGCCATATCGTTCAAGGATTCTTCTTCTCTGTACCTTGCCCTGGTAGCTTCTCCGCTTCTCCGTCTGATCTCTGCCTGTTCTTCCGGGGTTCTCTCCGTAACAGGAATGATGTTCGCTGCCCCTATGCCACTTCCGTAGTACCATCTGCCTTTTCGCGGAAAGTATCTCGCACAAGTGCCATCCTCCGTGTAGCCGTTGACATATTCCTTTTCCTCATTGATTATGCAGTTATATATCGTTCTCTCTCCATCATAGCAACAGCCTTTCTCGTCTATGATGGGATATTCGTTATTCTCCATAGCCATCTATTATGGACGTGATAAGCTCGTCCCTTCTCATTTCCACCCAATCAAGGATCTTCGCCCTGATAAGGTCTGCATACGTCTTTATTACCCTTGTTTCATCTTCTCTGTCGCCAAAGGTAAACTCTACCTCATATTCTTCCTGTTCAATCTCCGGAAGTTCCTCACAAAGAATGTGGCCAAGATAGCTCATCTCATCTTGAAGCCCAAACATATCATTGTCAAAGAAGTTATCTACCGCTTCCTCTAAACAGTAGTCAAATCCCTTGATGAACCGCTTATCATTCTCCTTAAGGTTCCCTTCATAATATCCATTGGGTTCTTTCGTGTCTTCCCCCGTAACAGGGTGTACTATCGTTTTATTTCTACAATCGGGTATATAGGTCATGGTTCTCCTTTCGCCCAGGAAAAAATTATAAAATTTTCTGGGGGGCTATATAGTTCCTTTTCGGCGGCGGCTCGCTTTTGGCTCTGGGGGTAGTACCGGGGCGGGACCGGGGCGATCCTTCCATATAAAGATCAGAAAAAATCCAGAAAAAATATCATATATAGTTCACATAACAATAGAAATTGTGCAATATATACAAGCCATGAAAGTATAACCCCCGTATTTTTTGATACCCTTTTGTGCAATATTAACAATGGTTCTGTAACAATACTGGCCGATAAATTACAGTTTATCTGATAGTTTGCGCGGCCTGATCGCTTCTATTGATAGGTTCGGGACCGCCTGAAAACCCCGCGCGGGCTGTATCTTTTGCCCGTCTATCGGTATTTATACATATAATAGTTGCTTTTGGTTGCTTGCGTCTGATTGTATGTAGCCCGGTTATATATGCTGCCGCTTATCTTCTATATAATGAAGCGGTCAAGGCTTGTGTATGTAGTCCGCTATATATCGAGCGTTTAATATATCGGTTATGCTTTTGTGCTGCCGCCCG